CACATCTTCAACCCTGCTTGGCCCAACTACATCGCCTTCGACTGGGGCTACACGAATCCGTTGGCTGCAGTGGAATTTCAAATCGATCCTTGGGACACCGTCTACATTTGGCGTGAGCATTATCGACCCTACCTCACGCTTGGTCAGCACATTGAAATTCTCAAGAATCGCGACCAGCCACCAGGTTACCACCTTGACCTTGCCTTCGGGGACGCTGCTGACCCGGGCGCCGCGATTGAGGTATCGCAAAGTCTCGTTGCTTGTTATGCGCTTCCCGAAGCAAAAAGTGGCGTCCAAAAAGGTGGCAAGACGGAATCGGGCTGGCGTGAAGGCGTAGAGCTCGTCAATACCTTCCTCAAACTTCGACAGACAGGAGTCATCGATGAGTACGGAACCCCCAAAGAAGAACCCAAGCTGTTCGTCGACCACTCCTGTGTCAATACTATCAGGGAGTTTAACAACTACCGAGCGCCAAGCAGTGTGGGACGGGTACTACGAAATCCTCGCGAAGACGCTCAGAAATATGACGACCATACCTTGGACGCCATAAGGTATGCATTGATGCATATTTACAAGCTAGGTGCGCGTCATAAGCTGTCCGACGTGTATACAGCGCAAGACCTTAATACTGGCGACACGTTCTCTGTAGGCACTTCCGGTAATAACTACAGTGACGACAACACCAGCGGGTACTTCACCATGGCTAACATGGAAAACTTTTAGGGACTGTGATGACTACAGAGCAGCTCACACTGTTCGACGGCAGCTCAACATCCGCCCCTGTGGAGCCCTTAGGTGCTGAGGGGGACCCGGGGAGTGTCGAACTCTCTGAGCTGCTGGCAACCTTGGATGTCGTTAGTATTCCTGATGATCATAGCTATATAGTTATGGCTGAGCGTCATCGTGATCCAGGCGTAACTGAGAATGCTGCTCTGAAGGAATTTGGTTATACGGCTCCGAGTCCTTTTACGTCGTGGACGCGTCGAGACGATAATACTAAGCTGCGCGAGCACCAAGGCTTGCACATCTATTACAACATGCGTCGGCAGGATGGCGCAATTCGTGCAGCGATGCGCCTGCTGCGGACACCTGTTCAGGGTGCTCACTGGTTCGTTGAGCCCTGGACAGCTGACGATAATACGCCTGCCACTACGCAGGATAAGAATATTGCATCGTTTGTAGCTGACAATATTTTTGAACGTCTCACTATTCCTTGGGCTACCCTGCTTAGTGACATCCTACTCATGGCTGAGTATGGGTATATGTGCTTCGAAAAGGTTTACCTAGGTGAAGATCCTGATGGTAAGCTGCGTCTGTCGAAGCTTGCGCCCCGTCATCCTCTGGACATTCAGGAATGGGACTACGATAGAAATGGCGGACCCAATGGGTGTGTCATGTACTCCAACCCTTACAGTGGTCCGTCGCCTATTACTGTAGGTACCGGTATGACACCTAGTGGCGGTCCTGGGATAAGTACTCCATCAGAGCGTTTTATTCCAATCAAGAAGCTAGTTGTATTCAGCCACGAACCTGAGGCTGGCGACATTACTGGTATCTCAGTGCTACGGTCGGCATATAAGCACTGGTACTATAAGGATACCCTTTACAAGATCGATGCAATTCAGAAGGAACGCCATGGCATCGGCATCCCCGTCATCAAGCTTCCCCCAGGCTTTAGTGCAGAAGATCAGAAGCTCGCCGACAACCTCGGTCGGAACCTTCGGACAAACGAACGTGCCCACGTTACACTTCCGCCTCTCTGGGACTTGGTTTTTGCCAAACTGGAAGGTCAGCCTGTTGACTGTATGAAGTCCATTGAGCACCACGACATGCGGATTAAGTCGAATGTTTTGGGCTCGTTCATGGACGCAACTACAGGTACACAGGATAGTAACGTCGATATCTTCTTGAAGTCGACACGTTACCTTGCCGAGTATGTTTGTGACATCTTCAACAAGTTTGTCATTAAGCAGCTTGTCGATTTGAACTTCACTTTGGCAAGGGGTTCTACTAGAGGCTATCCACGTCTTCGTGCTCGACGTATTGGCGAGTGGGAAGACATTCGTACGCTGTCGTTTGCTATTCGTAACCTCGTTAGCATCGATGCAATTCGTCCTGACGATGTTATGGAAGCGCAGCTACGGCGCGAGATGGACTTGCCGCCGGCTGACACCAAGACAGCACGTACGCCGATGCTAGTGAAGCCGCCTGTTGGAGCTGAGCCTTCTGGTAACCCTGGTGATGTCGTAGAAGCACAAACTACTCCTGGACAGCCAGGCGCTACGCCTCCAGGAGGTAAGCAGGACATGAACGCTAACAAGGTTGGTGCGCCTAGACAAACTCCATCAGCTCTTAACAAGCCTGGTGGTAATGCGGGTCGCGATGCTTCTGGCGGATAAATTGCCACTTGCTTTATCTATAGTGTTCAATATATAATACAAGTAGTAGCCGATCCTGATAGGACGTGGTTACGATCAGCGTTTATAATCCTACCGGTTCAGGTAACGTACACACCGATCGCGTAATCAGTGGAGGGAGGGGTAAAGTGGCAATGCCCCCGCAGTTCGCGAAGGCGGCAGCCGCCAAGAAGGCCGGTGCTAAGAAGGCCACACCTGCCAAGAAGGTTGGCGCAAAGAAGGCTAACCCATTCGCTAAGACTATGTCTGCTCCTTGTCCTCCTGGTTCGATGTCGGGTGGTATGGGTACCAGTACTGGTCTTGGTGCTGCAAAGAAGGTTACCAAGGCTGCTAAAGTGGCGGTAGCTAAGAAGGCGCCTAAGGCTATGGGAGAAGTTGGGACTACTTCGCGTGCTGTGAAGAACGCTATCACAGCGAAGACGCGTCAGAGTCGAAAGCTTCCTTCGCAGGGACGCATCAACCCTTCTGTTACTGGCAAGGGTGGTAAGAACACTACTGGTAGTGACGTTAACTAATGGCTACCTATGGGTTCTATGTCGATCTGAGTAGTGTTACCTTCTCTGAGGGTGATTCCACTTGGATTGAGCTGATGAAGGTAGGTAAGTACGATCACCCCATCTATGGGTCGATCGACTTCACCCCCGCGAAGCTCCAGGAGTTCGCTGACAACGTTACTGCTAACGTTCGTGGCGTTGATTTGTCGATCGACTACGATCACAGTTCCGTCAAGACTGGTAGTAGCGAAGCCGCCGGTTGGCTGAAGCAGGTCAAGTTTGAGGGTGGTGTTCTTAAGGGTCTGGTAGAGTTTACCAGTGAGGCCGCTAAGAAGATTCGCTCTAAGGCCTTCAGGTACTTTTCCCCTGAGTTCGTTGACAAGTGGATTAGCCCTGCAGGACAGGAATACAAGAATGTTCTTATGGGTGGTGGACTTACGAATCGTCCATTCCTGAAGAACCTACTACCGATTAACTTGTCGGAGCTTTCCTTTGGGACGCCTCCGCCTATTGTAGAGAAAGAGGATGAGGTGGACCCGAAGCAGTTGCGCGTAAGCATCGGGCTTGCCGAGGACGCTCCTCAGAAGGATGTCGACGAGCGTCTGGCGCTCATCAAGACTCTTTCAGAGGCGTTCCCGAACGGCGTGCCCACTCCCCCTGTTCCGACTCCTCCGAAGCCGCCGACGGTGACTCTCGGTGCGGAGATCAAGGCACTCGCTGAGTCCAATCCTGCTGCTGCGGCCCTTGTGGCTCATTTGGAGGATCAGGCTTCTCGCTTGGGCGAGCTGAGTGTTCAGCTTCGCGAGGCCGATACTGCTCGCAAGCTTCACGAGTTCGATGGCTCGAAGATTGCGCTGTCACCTGTTGCGAAGTCGATGGCGTCGAAGATCCTGTCGGATCCGCGCCTTCCGCAGGAGCTAGCTGACAACGTTTACGATCTGATGACGGCGATGCGTGATGGTCAGAACTTCTTCGTCGAGCTTGGCGAGCGCGCTGGCGGTTTCAGTCGCGTGGGCCGCGAGGAGAAGCCGGCTGGTACGACTCTCAACGAGATGGTTGATGAGCTGGTACTGAAGGGTAAGTCGTACACGGTTGCGCTCGACGAGGTCGCTCGTGCGAACCCCGACCTGTACAACGCGTACCGCGAAGAGTCCTACTCGTGGAAGGCGTGAGCTAGATGGCCGGCGGTGGTAACTATATTCTGGACAAGGGCTACCCAGTCCTCAAGACGTACAACACTTCGGCTACGACTGGCGTCACTCGCTATCGCTGTGTGAAGCTTGCTGTTACTGGTAGCCAGATGCGTGTTGACCTGAATGTTGCTGCGACGGTCTTTTCGTTGGGCGTTGTTCAGGAAGACATCGATGCTGTCAAGGTTGCGTATGGCAATGCTATTGCCAACGTGGCGCTGCTGGGTATCACTAAGATTTTCACCGCTGCGTCGGGTACCATGCCTGCGCTTGGCGATAAGGTCGCTTGTGGTCTTGCTGGTGGTGCTATCAAGGCTGCTACTGGTGGTACCAACTTCTCGATTGGTATCATGGTGGGACAGTCTGTTCCGGGTGGTACCGTTGGTTTCGGTGACCTCATCGACGTGCTGTTGATGCCGACCGGAATCTTCGTCGCGTAATGGCTAGCGGTGACATTGTCTACCAGCACTTGAAGTCACAGATTGTCGATCCGTTGAAGAAGTACGACATTATCATCAAGGAACACTGAGCCCTCTGAGGGGAGTGAGTAACTATGGCAGCCTATAACCCTTCAGGTGGCGGAAACGTCCACGTTGACAAAATTTTGTCGCAGATCAGTATCGCGTGGCCGAATTCCGGCCTTGTTGGTGAGCAGCTCTTCCCGGCCGTAACGGTCATGAAGCAGACTGACAAGTACTATATCTTTGGTCGTGAGGCCTGGCTTCCGGAGTCTGGCGACTTCCGAGCGCCTGGTGCTGAGGCGAACGAGATCAATGGTCTGTCGGTCTCTACGGATGTGTACTACGCTGCGGAGCACGCTCTGCAGATTGCAGTGACCGACGAGGAGCGTTCCAACGCTGACTCGCCTCTTGCGCCTGACCAGGATGCGACGGAGCTCGTTACCTCTCGTGTCATGCTTGGTCGTGAAGTCGCGATGAAGAACCTCGCGACTACTGCAGCTAACTACTCTGCTACGTCGACTACGACGTTGTCGGGTACTGCGCAGTGGAACGACTACGTCAACTCGGACCCGATCCTGAACTTCCGAACTGGCAAGACGCAGGTGCACAACCGCATCTTCCTCGACCCTACCGTTTCGGTAGTGCCTTATCAGGTCATGGTTGTTCTCGAAGACCACCCGGACTTCCTTGAGCGGATTAAGTATTCTGAGCGGGCGATCTTCTCGCCCGATCTGCTCTCGGCGATTCTGAGCATCGGTAAGGTTGTCGTTCCCGGCGTTGGCTTTAACAGCGCCAACGAGGGTCAGCCTACGTCGCTTGGTTACCTATGGGGTAAGGACGTCATCATGGCCTACGTGCCTGACCGTCCAGGTCTGAAGGTTCCTGCTTACGGGTACGAGTTCAAGTGGGGCGACCAGTTCGTCGACCGGTGGCGTGAAGAGAAGAGGGCTTCTGACCTGCTTCGTGTGCGTCGTCGCTACGACCTGAAGCTTCCTGCCCAGGGTGATCCTGGTACGGGTGACGCAGGTCTGGCCATTGCTGGCTATCTCATTAAGACTGCAATCCTCTAATGGCTAGCGGCGACACGATTCTCGAGTCGACCAACATGTACCTCGCCAGTGATGAGGCGGAGGTTGGTCATGGAACTACCCAGTTCCAGCACAGCACCAACGGGGTTGTCGTGGTGATTCAGAAGGGCAACTCCGGCGTACAGGAGACGATCTTCGACGCGTCGAAGAACTATGATGTCATTGTGAAGGAGCACTGATATGGCTAAGTCATTTAGGGCGCTCTCGAACATTCAGCACGGTGAGGAAGACGGTGACGGAGCCCTCACGCAGCACTTCTTTCCATACGGATCAGTTGTTGAAGGTCTGAGCAAGGAAATTATGAAGAACCTCTGGGATGCAGGCGTCCTTGAGGAAGTAGAATCTGCTCCTCCTGCAGCGACCAAGACAGTTACAAAGACGTCGCCTAACCAGCCTCCCGCGTCCGGAGCTGGTGGTGAAGGGTCTTCTGCTGCACCCGGTAGCACCTCGAGTGTTTCTCCGAGCACTCCA